CCCTTCCACCATCATGTCCCGTATTTCTAGGAGGAGTATTGACTCCTGTTTGTTCATCGTAACCAGTTGTATTAGTAGTTGTAAAATAATCAGGTGATTGTCCAGATCCTTTAAATTTATCATCTACTGCACCTGTTGGTGCATCGTAAGTGCTTTGATCTGCAGCTGACCCAGCAACATCTAAACCTGCCTCATCATAACTACCCCCCATACCGCTTGTGTAAGATTCAAAGTCTCCTTCTAAAGAAGGTATGCCTCCAGGTCCTCTGTTTGGTTTACCCTTTAGTGATCCATATAAATTTAAATCTATAAGTATATCTTGTTCTTCAGGTGTGATGTAAGCTAGTTTTGCTGTGGGTGTATCTGGTGATGATTTAGCTATCTCAGGAACAGTTACCATTTTTGATGGTTGGTAATTTTTTACACCACCTTGTACCTCATAATTAACTCTTTTATCTATAGACATTATCTTCTTCCTCCAGCTTGTATATCTAACCTAAAAGTTCCTAATTTCCAAGTAGTATCCACTGCTGTGTTTGAAATAGTTAATGCAATTGCTCTTGCCCTTGCACGTGTGTCTACTTTACTTGTACTTGTTGTTACTGTAAACGGACCTAATGATGAGCTTGCTGATGCATTATTAGGATAGTTTCTTAAATCTAATTGTATAATGGCGTTTCCTTGTTGAGTAATAAAATCAGGTATAATTCTGCTAACTCTCATAATGTTTTCACCATCACCTCTAAGGTCAGCCATATTTGTAGCTGCCCCTCTTATAACTTTTTGTGTAATGTCATAATCTCCTGATGTAATATTAGCTGGGATAGCTGCAGTCGATCCACTTTTTACTTGGTTAACTCCTGTTTCATGTTCATAGTAATATGAAACACCTTCTGTATTTCCAACTACATCACTTGATGCGTCATCATCTGCATCGTATTGAGTTGCATGAGGCAAACCAAATACAGCAGAATCTTCCCATGTTGTTCTAGGAAATAAACTACTTGCATTAGTAAACCATATGGGTCGTTTAGCTGTTGAGTCTAAATAACTATATGTAACTGCTCTATTAACACTATTTGACGTAGATGATGGATAGAACCAAGTAACTTCACCAAACAAGTTATTGATACCTGCATATACTAATTGACTAGATAAAGTGTTAAGATCATCATAAACATAGTCTTCTACCAAACAATCCATGGATTCTAACTTACCTGTGTATCTAAAAAAACCATTATCAGACATCCAGTACGCAGCACCATCAACCTCTACGGCCGCATTCATACCAATCAATCCACAGTTAGTGCCTACTTGTTCAAAAGCAAATGTAAAAGGAGTTCCAACAAAACGCATAGTAAATAATGCAGTATCTGTCCAAACGTAAAGTGCATTTCTACCTAGTTTAGAACCCACGATCCGTGATCCAGCGGCCAGTCTTTGTGTACCAGCACTATTCTCAGCTGTTGGTGTATAATCTGTAATATCTTCTTGAGACGAGAATCTAATAAACATGTCGTCTTGTGTTGCTTTGTTACCAATAGTTGTTTCTGTTCCAAAAAATACTAAGTGACGGTCTGGTGTTGATACTAACATGTCACGTGAAGCTGTTGGTGCACCCGATATAATAGTTGCTCTTGTTGCTGTAGCATTAGTTAAATCACCATCCCACTGAAAACATTCACCGTTATGTATTAATGCTATAAGAGTTGATCCTAAATTATCTAGTGACCATAGACCAGGGTCTAACACTGAATCGGTGTTGACTGCAGCAGAACCCCATCCTGTCCAACTAGATGTATTAGTTACTGTATCTCCACTAGAGTGAGATGCGTTTGCAGTCCCTCTAACATTTCTAGTAATACCTGTTAAATTATTTCCTGCTACTCCTGTGTAAGAAATTTCCTCTGTTCCAACTTGTATAAAGTTAGTACCGGTAGTTGGAAATCCTGTAGTGCTAGTTAGTGTAATATCTGTTCCGGAACCACCTGTACCAAACGCATTAGCACTTAGTGATCCATTTAAGGTTGTTGTCAATGATCCAGCTACTTCTCCACCATATAAAGATATACCCCATCCATAAGCACCTACTTGCTCTGCAGGTCCTACGTGATAGTATTGAAAATAAGTTATTCCTCCAGAAGTGCTAGCTCCACTTCCTGTTTCATTGCTAGGCATTGTAATAGTTATGGTAGTAGCACTTGGTGCACTTGTTACCATAAATTTTTTATCACAAAAATCAGACGCACCAAAATTAGAATTAGTTATAGCACTGAATGTAGACGTAGCACCAAATAAAATTATATCACCTGCTACAAAACCATGCGATCCAGAAAAAGTTAATGTTACTGTTGGTGATCCGTTGGTCGTGGTAAATGCACTTGTAATTGCTGTGCCTGATGGATTAGTTAAAGGATGTATATCATAATACACACCACCAGAGTATACATATAAAATTCTGTTTGTGCCAATAGCACCATATTTAATAGCGTCTTTATTAACAAAATGATGTAAACCTCTTGCAGCTCCGGTTAGTTTATCAGAACCTAGTTGAGACCATCCACCTATTTTTTCCGGTGTACCATATCTAAAACGTACATTCTCACCGCCTGTCCACTGTGACTCAGCACCTGTTGATGTAACTTGTTTATTGAAGCCTGGTAAAAACCCTAGTTTTTGTAGCATAATAACCCTGTTATATATGTCTAGGAGTTAAATGTAAACCAACCAGTTATGATATATTTTTCATGTGTTTTGGATATTTGTCCTTTGTGGGTGTGTGTAAAATCAGTAGGCCATATTAATGTTAAACCTTTTTTTGCTGGCACAGTTAATTTTTGATACTTAAACATAGTTCCACCACCAGGCACATCATTTAAAAATGTCATAAAAACTAACATTCTAGTTATATCTGATAAGCCTCCTCGTTCAGAATGCCATTTTTTAAAACCTCCTTTAGGTTTATAATACTGTATATTGTAGTCATCATTAATATTAAACCTGTCGAAATCATTAGGTTCTGGGTATCTAACTAAATATTTTTCTAAACAATCTTGCAGTTTATCTCGATAACTTTTAAACGGGGGTGAGAATTGTTGTGTGCTTATTGGTAAATCTAAAGAATCTTTTACTTTTTTATTTATCCGTCTTCCTCCATAGTTAAACACATGTCCCTTGCTTTTAAATTTATCGGGAGTGTTTTTAAAATATTTTACAATATCATTACAGATAGGCTTATCAATAAACCAGCCTCCTATAAAACTATCAAACGGTAATTTATATTCTTTCATTTTTTTACTATAATGTTCCATTCAAGACTGTTTATTAATTCATGTAAATTAACATCTTTTAATTCATTGTCTTTTATATAAGTATGTAGTTCTTCTATATCTAATATAACCCATTCATTTTTTAAATTAAAAACCATTTTTTCTGCTTTATTTTTAAAACTACCTATCTTTTCGTAATGGTTTCCATTTCTTTTAATAATATTAGTTATGTCAAATTTATAAGTTTTATTAGAATGTTTTTTTAACATTCCTTTTATATGCCATCCTTCAAATTTTTTAGGATATTCAATTTGAGTTAGATACTTTTTAAATTTTTGTTGTGTTGACATTTTTTCTACCTTTAAACCACTCAGGTAAACCTATGTGTTCTCTGTCATCAAATTTATTATTATTTTTATCATTTCTTCTATTGTAATGTAAAAACACTTGCACACATAGTTCGTTTTGAAAAGGTTCTCTCCAATGTTCTAATTCACAACCTTTATAAATTAACATGTCACCTGAATTTAAATTAACTTTAACTCCTTTTTGATTTGTTTTTCCAGAAGGCTCTAAAAATATTGGCCACTTGTCTCCTCCTAAATGAACGGTAGCAGAAATTTCACAACTCTTTCTGTCTTTATGTCTGTGAAGAATGTCACCTTTTTTATAAATTCTTGCATAAGAATAAGTAGGAATTAATTTTAAACCAGTATTTTCTTCCATTTTAGGAAGTAAGCCTAGTAACAAAGTTTCCATAGCAATGTCAGCATAGTGTGAATAAGTGTTTGGAATTTGTTTATCGTTCCATACCCCATAGTCTGTTTGAAAAATAGATATATAATTATTTTTAAGCATTGTCATGTGTGTCTGTCTTTTAATGCAAAAATAATCTGAAACAAAATGAGCTACTACTTTTGGTAGTGCTTTTTTAACTATTAAAAATTTTTTCTTTTTAAAACTCATAATTTATATTTAAAGTAATTCTATAATTTTTATCTGTACAAGTCGTGCTAGAATGTTCTAACGAACCATCAAATATTACAGCTCTGTTCTCCTCCGATTTAACTTTTTTATCTTTGAATAAAGTTTGACCATTGTTTGTGTTAAAATAAAATAAAATAACATTGTGTTTGTCTGTTCTATCCGTATGAAAACCGTGAATAACTTTTTTATTTGTTTTAGGATATAGGTTTAATTTAGATCTTAATAATTTTTTTATTTTTAATTTATCTATAAAAGGAACTACAATTTCTTTGTAATAAGGACTACAAATTTTATCTTCAATAAAAAAAGCATGAGTAAAATAAATATCTTTATCTTTCTTTGTAGTTAATACCGTGCTTTGTAAGAACCAATTAAAATTAGGATCTGTAACTATAGATTTCATTTGATTAAATTTATCTTTCTTAAAAAAATTGTTTTTTATTTTAATGCTCATTAAAAATAATTTATATTTATGTTAACTCTAGTTTTACTATCGCTACATCTTGAACTTTTGTGTTCAATACTAGGGTCAAATAAAACTATCCTGTTCTCTTTCGGTTTTACTTTTTTATCTGATTCTTTAAAATATGTAAAGCCGTTATTATCGTTAATATATAAAATACAACCTTTGTGTTTATATGGTAAATCTGCATGAAAATTATTATAAATCATCTTTTTTTCTCTAACCTGTAAATTGCCTTTTACTCTAATCAAACTTTTTATTTCTAACTTATTTAATAGATTATCTAACATAGTAAAAAAAGGACTTTGTGGTTTTGAATTTTGATAAAAATTGTGTGTAAAATAAAATTTATCTTTTTCATCTTTATGCGATACATAATCACAATAGAACCAAGGAAAATAATTACCTGTCATTGATGTTTTAATTTTATTAAAACAGTCTTTATCTAAAAAGTTATCTATTACTTGAATGGCCATCCGCAAGTCCAAATTACTAAACTATATCTTATTCCTTTTTTTACTGGCGTTACTCTATGCCATACCCAAGAAGGAAAAACAATTATTGATCCTTTTTTTATATCGTTGACTGTATGTATTGGTTTTGGTTTTTTGGGGTGTAAGTCTCTATAATCAAATTGAAGATCTCCACCCTCAAATTCATTTGGATTTGATAAACACACCGTAACAGATAATTTTCTAATTTTACCTTTTTCAAAACCTTCAGACTCATAAGGCACTTTCCAAGAATCACTATGCCAATCGTAAAAATCATTTTTACCATATTTAGTAAACTGACAACTTTCTGACCAATGTGTTTCATAATTCCAACCTGCTGCCACATTAGCGTTTGATATAAACGGATGTACTTCTTTATATATCCAGTTATCATCCATCCAAATAACATTAGATTTTCTAATGTTATTTAATTTTTTTGTTTCTTTTTTATTTAAAGGATTTTTTACAACATCTCTGCCGTGACCAAAATCTCCTGTAATAGCTATTTGTTGTTGATTTTTTTTTAATTCTGCATTTTTAATAATTTCATCGCAGACTCTTTCTGGAAGTCCTCTTTTAAACACCCAGCAATAGTTAAAACTATTATTCATCAAAGTGTTTTGTATGCAATAGTTAAATACGTATTTGTTTTATTAGAAGTATTTCTAGTAAAAAAATATTTTAATATAGAAGGAAAAATAATATATTCATTATTTTTTAATTCAACTTGAAAAAAATTTTCTTTTAATCTTTTGTTTGGATATTCAATTACTAATTGTTGTGAATATCTTTCAACATCAATTGCATAAATACATGTGTAGTCAGGAGACTCAAATAACTTTTGTTTATTAATTAAATCTTTACTAATAGAACTTTCTTTTTTTTTAAATATATTTCCAAAATTAAAATCATTAAAAAGGTTTACTTCGTGTTTTAATCTAAAATTTTCTATTAAATATGTATTCAACATAGTAAATGCTTTTCCATTCAACATTTCATAATCAAACGGATTACTTATTACACAATAATTTTTAAAACATTTATCCTCAACCACAGAAGATAATAAATTTGATTTTAATTCGCTTCTGTTAATTTCAAAATATTTTGGCATATCTACTGTTCCAAAATATGTATCTATTTCACTTAATACTTTCTTATGCATAACTTTTAAATAATATAATAAATTATTATATAGTCAATCTAATAAGTAACTGTATTTTTAACCCATACTTGATTTTCTTCATCCCATACATAGGAATCTGTAATAGTTTTTCCATCGGAATGTGTAGTGGTCGTATTTGGTTTAGCAACAGGTGCTTCCCATAATCCTGTAGTAGTATTTAAAGTCCAACTTTCGTATGTTACTATTGTAGAAGTTGGTCCTATTGGTACTGTAAAACCAACAGGTCGTGTTTCATGAAAAATTAAATTTGTTGGATCCCATTTATAACCAATACCAGGATAATTTGCTCTAAAGGGTGTGCCACCTAATAAATGAACTCCGCCTCTAGTATTGTATGAACATTGAATCCATTTATCTGCAGGCCAATTATTGTGTGTTTCTAAATAAGCTTGACCTTCAGCTTCTGTGTTAAAGTCAGAATTATCAACAACTGATACGTGCAGTACCTCGTTGTCATCGTTTATTTTTGCAAAATGTGCCATTATTGAAATTTATACCTTATTAATACTATTCCGGATCCGCCAGCACCGCCACCACCAGCACCACTTCCCCCTACTTTACTACCGCCGCCTCCGCCGCCTGTATTTCCAGTACCTGCAGAACCTGCGGGAGCTCCAGATCCTCCGCCGCCTCCGGCTCCTCCTGCAACATTACTAGCAAATATTTCTCCACCGCCGCCTCCGGCGCCGCCAAAATATCTTCCAGGACTTGGTCCCGGAGTTCCATAACTAGGTGCTCCTGGTGCTGAACCCATGATTGCCCATGGTGCACCATCTACTCCTACTCCTCCTGCAGAACTTGAACCGTTATTTCCATTGTGAGCAAGTGAACCACCTGATCCTCCACCTAATCCAGGTGTAGAATTTGAAGCGCTTCCACCAGGATTACCTTGTGGTGGTGATGATGGTGGTTGATTACCATTACCTCCAGAAGGACTTTGACCTCCGTGATTCATAACTCCTCCGCCGCCAGATCCTCCAGGTGTTGCTGAACCTGAATTACGATTACCTCCGCCGCCTCCTCCTGATGAACTAATTGGAAAAGCTGATGAAGTAGATCCTTGTGCTCCTGATCCTGGTCCTCCTGATCCGCCGCCACCGACTGTAATTGGATATCCTGTTGCAGAAACTGTTATACCTGTGTTAGACGCTGCTGGTGGACCTGAGTAAAGTTGATCAGATGCACGAACACCGGCTCCGCCACCGCCACCACCGTACTCATTTCCTGCACCACCGCCACCGGCTACAACTAAATAATCTACGTTTGTGTAATCGGCACCACCAACTCCTGCAGCGTTAACTGTAAAAGTTCCGTTACCTGTAAAAACATGAATTTTGTAATCGCCATCTGTAAGAGTAGCGTTTCCTCCTGAAGCACTAATGAAACTAACATTAGAAGCATCTCTAAAATCACCTACTGTAATAGTTCCTGAACTCGGTATAGGACCGTTAGGGGCAGGTGCACCAGATGGAACTAAAGGTCCTCCTGCATAGTATTCCGATATTGCAATTGGATTTGATCCGCCGAACTCAGTTTGAATTCCTGAAAACTTAGTATTCGTCGAAGGGACAGCCATTGTTAACTCTCCTTCTTAGTTAAACTTTCAACTTGCGCTGAAAGTTTTTTTACTGCCTCAATAAGTAAACAAGTTAGTCTGTCATATTTGACAGCTTTAATACCATTTGGTCTTTGTGCAACAGCTTCTGGTAAAACTTTTTCTACTTCTTGAGCTATGACACCTACGTCTTTTTTTCTAACAAAGTAGCCGTCTTCGCCACCTCTTTTATCCATGTATTCTTTTTTCCAATCAAATAAAACACCATTTAATTTTTTTATAGCTTCTAGTGGATCGGGTATGTTGGTAATATTTTCTTTAAGTGCTACGTCTGAAGAATAAAAAGCAGTTATATCTTCAGTTGCTCTTATTTCTCCAGTTGTTCCTGAAGCTGCAGTTCCTACTCCAAAAGAATCTACTTGAGTATCTTCAAATTCTACGTTGTCTGCTGTTCCTAATCCTATAGAAGTTCTTGCAGTAGCGCCAGTTTCTAAAACAAAATTAGCACCATCACCAACAATAAAACCCCCATTAGTAACAGCTAAACCTGCAACATCTGCTAATTGTGCATCATATGCTTGAACATCAGTTCCAACTTTTAAACCTGATAAATTATCGTTAAGTTGATAAAGTCCAGTATTTGTTGCAACACCATCAAGATAAATAATTTTCCAACCTTTATCAGTTGCTGAATAAGTGACTGTTGCACCTGAACCTGTTGCTGCTTTTAATTGAACTGTATGACCACCTGTTGTGCCATTTTTTATAAAATAAAAATTTTCTGTAAGTACAGGAAAAGTTACAATTCTGTTTCCAGATATTGTTCCTGTTAATTCTATAACTCTTTGTTGAGCAGTGCCTGTTAAAGCACCGTTAGCTATATTTAAAGTTGTAGTTCCTGCACCACCGGCAATAGATACACTAAGGTGACCACCTGTAAGTTGTTCTATAAGACTTAAATTTGCGTTAGTTTTTGTTCCCCATGTACCAGCGTTTTCGCCGGTTACCATTAGTTCTATACCAAGATCTGTGTATGTTGACATTATTAATTCTCCTAATTGTTATTTATATTGTTTAATCATGTTTAAGTCAAACATAATTATGCAGGAGTTTTAATTGTGTATCCTGTTGTATTTTTTGGCGTCTTAGTAGAGTAACCACTAACAGACGTTTTTGGTGTTTTGGTTGTATATCCTGTGCTAGTTTTAGGATCAAGTTTTCCATAATATTTAAGAATTAATCCATCAGCATTAAGACTTGTTACTGCTTCTAGTCCCGTTAATCCCATGACATCAGAAGGAGTAATAGTACCTGTTGAAGCTGTTGAACTTACTCCGGTTAAACCTATTTGCATAGCTGCAGGAGAAATAGATCCTACTGATGAAGTTACACTTAATCCAGTTGGAATTACAATAGGTGAAGAATTTATTTCAACCGATCCTACTGTTGTAGTTGCACTTACTCCTGTTAAGTCATAAGCTGTTTCTATTGTAGGAGATCCAACACTAGATGTTGCACTAACCCCAGTAAGTCCCATGACGTCAGCAGGAGAAATAGATCCTACTGATGAAGTGGCATTGACTCCTGTTGGAACAACTGTGCAATCTATAACTAAACTTAAAGAACCAACACTAGAAGTAGAACTTACTCCTGTTGGAGATATTACAGATGTTAAATCAAAACCTAATGATCCAACACTAGAAGTTGTAGAAAGTCCTGATGGTTGAATAAGCTTGTTAAATGAATCTCCGTAAGGTTCTTCACCCCAGCCATTTCTACCCCATCCAACTAACGTACCTGCGTTATCAAAATCTCCAAGTTCTGTTAAAGCCTGTACTCCTGTTGGTGCTATAATACTTTCTAATGCTAAAGTTAATGATCCTACTGAAGATGTAGTACTTACACCAGTTGGTTGTACAGTAACAACTTGAGTAGCTACAACAGAACCAACACTAGAAGTTGCACTTACACCAGTTGGTTGTACAGCATATTCTACACCCCAACCAGAGTTGCCCCATTCTTGTCGGCCCCAACCTTCTTCATTAAAAGCAGTTACTTCACCTACACTAGATGTAGCTGATACACCGGTTAAAGAAATTGTAAGAGTATTAGATGCCCAAGAATTTTGTCCCCAGGCTACTGAAGGACTATCGCCACCCCAAACTGAAGCCATAAGGAGTCCCTCCTTATGCTATCCGAAGAATTGCGTTGGATGCGTCTGCTGTTGGAAATTGAATTGTGAAAGTTCCACTTGATACAGTTTTGTCTCCACCAAATGCAATCGCACAAACTGCTGGATCACCTGATGCTGAATCATTAAAAATTAAACAACCATTAGCTGTAAACGAAGCTGATGTCCAAGAAACATCTGCAAAGTCACAACAAGCTGTATCAGTTGACAAAGCAGGAGTTACACTTGTAAGTGCTTTTCCTTTTGCAGAATAAGCTGAACCTGATGTGTTAGATATTTCATTTGATGAACTATAAGCTGTTGTTGATTTATTTAATGTAGCTGAACTTGTATATAAAGCTAAATTAAAAGTGTTTCCAGACGATGCTGTAAAATTATGTGTGCCTTGTAAAACTTCTACTTTGAATGAGTTACATACTGCCGATGTTATTGCCATAAAAAATCTCCTAATTACTGAGGCGCTGACTCGATTGGAATTCTTATTGTACCATCCGTGTAATCGTCTCGTCTTCTTCTTCCAATTTGCATCGCTGCAAACTTTTGTAGTTCAGTTTTATATCTATTTTCATATAGTGTCAACATGTCTGTTGGACCTTTTAAAAACATAAATGCTTCTACTAAACATGCATATAATAGACCTTGTGGAAAATAATTACTTATATAAGTTCCCCCAGTATTATCCTCTAAACCTCCAGGAACAACATTATAATGTATAATATATTTGTAATTTTGATCTGGTGTAGGAGCTATATAAATAGCACCCGATGTAGCAGTATTAGCACCGGTTGTAGCACCACCATACATAGAATAGTATTTAGGTAGACCTTTTACATCCTGTCCTGTAGAACCACCAGAAGGACCTGTATCTTCTCCAACATATTCAGTTATAAAAGTTTGATCACGTCTTTCTAACCAAAACCCTTGGTCTGTAACTGCAGATGTTGAATTAAATACTTGAACCCCTCTAACAAATAATGTTTTTGTAGGAACTGTAATACTATTAAAACCTTGTGCAAATTGAGCTTCTGCTTGAACTCTATCAGAATCCATAGGACAATCTAAATTAATTCTAAGTTCTGCGTTTTCTATAAATCTATTTATAATTGCAGCAGTAAATACATTAGCATCTACCTCGGTATAACTTCTAATATCATCGGTTAATTCTGAGTGTGTATATCCAGCCATAATAATTAACCTCTATCATTAACGGGTCCAATTGTACACTGAAAACCGCCTCCTGTTGCTGCGCTTGTAGCATTAGAA